CCTCCGCTCAGAAGCTGGCGACGAGGCGGAACTCGTCGTTGCCGGTGCCGGCCGGGTCGGGCACGCCGCGCAGCTCGTAGCGGACCATGGCACGGCCGTTGAAGTCCTCTTCCTGCGGGTTGGTGAACTGCGCGGTGGACAGCCACAGCGCCACGCGCGAGCCGCCGCGCGTGCCGTGGATCAGGCCCACGCTGCTCAGCGTGTTGCCCAGCACGGCCAGCTGTCGCGCCACCTCCTGGGCGGCGCTGAGGCTCAGGCGCAGGGTAGCGACCACCGCGCGGTCGACCACGTCGACGCTCTCGTCGCCGATCAGCGGCACCAGCGGCGTGTCGTTGCCGAGGTTCACCTCGAGGCCGAGCGACGGGATGGCGGTGCCGCCGGTGATGCCCACCGCCCCCGTGGTGCTGATGGTGCCGCCGATCACCAGGTCCAGCGTGTTCGCATCGGTGGGGATCTCCGGCGTCATGAAGGCGCTGAAGTCGGCGTCGGTCGGCAGCGCCACCGCGGCCAGGCCGCCGTCCTTGCCGCGGAAGTCGAACGAGAGCATGGGCATCTCGCCGGCGTTCAGGACCGCGCGCGCGTTGCCGCGGCAGCCCAGGGCGATGCGGCGCGTGCCGTCGAGGAAGTAGTAGTGCGTCAGCGACGGGATCGCGTCGGTGATGGGCAGGAAGTCGTACCGCGCGACGGAGGTGATGGTCACGCTGTCGCCGGCCGCCTCGTCGACGATGCCGTCGCCGTCGGTGCCGCCGATCGTCATCTTGCCGGCGGTGAGCGCGGTGATGATGCCGGTCAGGTTGTTCGCCGGCGTGGTGAAGCCGCTGACGGTGACGGTCATGCCGACCGCGAAGCCCTCGGTCAGGAAGGCGGCGCCGCTGTCGTTGAAGCTGTTGTCCGAGGCCTGGGCGCTGATCGTGATCTCGGTCATGGTGACCGGCGTGTCGGCAGCGCCCGTCATGGCGCAGGCGCGCAGCAGATGCGCCCACGCCGGCGCGCCGCCGGCCGGGCCGGCGCCGACGAGCTCGACGTTGTAGCCCAGCGCGATGCTGCGGGCCCCGGTGAGCTGCTCGCTGGAGCCGAAGTACGGGCGGATCAGCGCCCGGTCCACGTTGTTCGGCTCGAAGGCGGAGCGGATCTCGCTCACGAGCACGGAGTCATCGGCAGCAGCCGGTGCGGCGTCGACGCCGTAGCTGCTTTCGGTCTTGGCGAGGATCAGGCGCTTGCGCGTGTAGCGGGGCATGGTGTGCTCCTTGAGAGGGTCAGGGTTGGGGCACCAGCGCGGCGGCCTGGGTGCGGTGGATGAGAGACACGACGAGGGTGGCGCGAGCGACGGCGCCCTCGCCTTCTTCAGCCGACCAGACGATGGCGGGCTCGGACATCGCGTCCACGACGGACAGCCCGGGCGGCTCCCAGCCGGCCAGGCGGGCGTAGACCAGGCCGACCAGCGCGTCGAGCGCGTCCTCGGCGGCCTCGGGCGTGGTGCTGCGGGCGAAGACCTCCACGCCCAGCGTGGTGGTCCAGTCCTTCGGCGCGCCCATGCCCACGCCGGCGAGCTGCGCCGCGGTGCGCACCATGCGCACGACGATGCCGTTGGCCCAGCCGGCCTTGAGCGCCGCCACGCGGCCGCGCTGCACGCGGTCGCCCACGATCTGCGGCGCCTCGAGCAGGCGGTCCTTGTAGGCCTCGGCGATGTCGGCGAAGGCGGTCATGCGGAGGCCTCCGCGAGGATGAGCGTGCTGAAGGCTCCGGTGCCGTCGGGCTGGACCTCGCGCACGCGGTACTGCGTGGGCATGCCGGGGCGCAGCGTCGCGGCTTCGGGGAGCTCGAGCACCAGGTCGGCCGTCTCGGTGCTGGCCTCGGCGGGCACCGACGCGCTGGCGATCAGCACGCGGGGCTCCGCCGAAGACATGCCGAGGCCGTCCGACGGCAGGGCGGCGTAGGGCGACCCGAAGATCACCCGCACCGCCACGCCGTCGAGCAGGCCGTCCTCGCCGAAGTCGGCGAGGAAGGTGTCGAGATCCTCCTGGATCACGACGGGTCCCCCTCGCCGTCAGCGTCGCCTCGTGGCGGCTCGCCCTCGCCGCCCGCGACCTTGCCGGGATTGGCGGGCGGCTTTTCGCCGCCCGCGGTCTTGCCGGCTCGCTTGGGCGCCTCGACGGCACTGGCCAGGGCCTTGGGCAGCTCGCCCTCGTACTGGATCGCCTCGCCGACCTTGAAGCACAGGTCCAGCGATGCGGCGTACCAGCCCTTGCGCTTGGCGACAGGAACGAGCATGTGCTTGCGCCGCGAAGCCTGAGCGTCGCTCAGGCCGACCACGCTGCCGGCCGGGAGGCGCAGCGTGGCCGTGACCACGTAGTGCATGGCGACCTCCCGTCAGACCATGGTGACGTAGCAGGCGCGCTGCCACAGGCCGTAGTCGGCACCGCGCCAGGCGTCCACACCGATCTGGATGGCGTCGTTGTCGAACGCGAACTCGGAGTTCTCGTCCTTCATCTTGACCATCGGGTCGGTTTCGTTCTGGCGGATCAGGCCCTTGATCGGCGAGTCCGTGCGCCACACCGCGAAGCTGTCGGTCCAGGTGAGCTCCGGCATCATCTGCACGTCGATCGACAGCCCGGCCGCCTGCACCGGGTTGATGTTCTGCTGCAGCGCGGCCAGGTTGATGGCCGACAGCGACGCGATCGCAGGCATGTACAGCCCGACCGGCACAGTCACCAGGAACCGCTTCGCGTTGCTGTTCATCGGGCGGCCGCGGTCGTCCTTGAAGGACAGGATCTGCGCGATCCCCTTCACGATGGCCGCCTGCATCTGCGCCGCGTTGGGGAAGGTGGGCGTGTTGTCGGTACCGGCGCCGGGCACGGCGCTGATGTCTACCGAGATGTCGTTGTCCTGCGTGCCACTCGCGCCTTCACTGTGGTCGGTGTCGAAGAAGAACTGGCCGTCGTAACACACGGTGGAGGTGCCGGCCATGATCAGCGCCGACAGCAGCGTGCCCCAGTGCGCGTCGCCCTCCTGGGCGAACTCGCTCATGCGCGCCTGGATCTGCGGCGTCTTGTCGCGGCGCAGGTCGCGCAGGGCGATCTCGATCGTCGCCTCGTAGTGCTTGTTGGCGATCGTCAGCAGGTTGCCGGCGAGGCCCTTGGCCTGGCGGCCGCCGATCCACTCGCGCATGCGCGGCACTTGGCCGAGGAACGGGTACTGCTCCGAGGCCTGGTCGCTGTTGAAGAGGTTCGCCACGCCGGCGATCCAGCCGGCGTTCATGGGGTTCTCGAGCGCGGCGTAGTACATGCCCAGCACGGCGCGGCTCGACAGGATGGACTGGTCCATTTGAGTGGTCCTTTCGACTCAGTGGAGGTTGGTCAGATCGAGCGGGCCGAGACCGCCTCGAAGTACACGACGCAGGTGGTACCGCTGACGTGGCGGTGCACCTTGCCGACCGGCGTGTTGTTCGTGCTGGTCAGCGTGAAGGTGTCGTCGTCGCTGGCGTAGACGGCCTCGCCGACATCGGCAGCACTGGAGGCGCCGACGACGGTCAGCTCGATCAGGCCCTTGGTCCGCACCTGCACCTTGATGGCGCTGGCGGCACCGCCGCTGTTGTCGGCCTTGCGCTGCGCGAAGCCCATGAACGGGTCCAGGGCGACGAGCGGACGCGCCAGGCCAGAGCCGTTGTCGCCGACCGCGGCACCCTCGTAGATGATGTCCGCAGCGATCACCGGGATCTCGTTGAACTCGCCGAGTTCGTAGCCGCGGGGCTTGTTGGCTGCCAGCGTGGTCATCGTGAGGATGGCGCCGCTCTTGGCCAGGTGGTTGAAGAGCGCGTCGTGCGCACGGTGCGCCAGGTCGGCAGCCAGTTGACGGACGGCCGGCAGGGCAAAGGCGGCGATCGCCAGCGCGGCGACCGCAATGAGCAGGATCGACTTCATGGTGATGGGTCCTCGTGGTGGGGGTTGTCAGGCGGTCTTCTTGCCGAGCACGCGAACGCGGCCCGACTCCTCGGCCTTGCGCAGCGCCAGGTAGCTCTCGAAGCTGGCGAACTCGCCGCGGACCTCGGGCTTGGCGTCCCACTCGGCCTTGGCGCGCTGTTCGATCGGCAGCGACTTGTCCTGAGCGGCCGCGCCGGCGCTGACCGCAGGCGCGGAGCTCGCCGGCGCCGGCTGCGGCGCGTCACCCGCAAAGGCGTTGGCATGGGCCAGTCGCGCCGAGCGTTCGGCCGCCAGCACCGCCTGGGCGGCTTCGGCGCCGGTGGTCTTGCCGTCGGTGGCGAGCTGCTCGATCAGCTTCTCGTGGCCGGGCAGCGACTGGGCGCGCACGGAGGCGATCCGATCGCGTTCGGCCTGAGCGCCGGCGGCGCCGAACTCGCCGCGCAGCTGCGCGAAGAGGGCGGGGTTGTCGCGCTCGAGGCTCTCGCGCGTGATAGCCGGCGCCGTGACGACGGCCGTGGTTTGGGCAGCCGATTGACCGCCCTGCGTGGTGCCAGACATAGAACCTCCTGGGTTACTGGCTGTGGAGCGGGCGGACTGCCCGACGGAATGCGAGCGCGGCCGCATCGCGGCGAGCTCGGAGATCAACTGATCGGTGGTGGCCACGCGGTCGGCCAGGCCGGCCTCGACGCCGGCCTCGCCGCGGTAGGTGCGCGCCTGAGTGGCGCGCACCGCCTCGGCGGCCATGCCACGGTTGCGAGCCACTGCCTGAACGAAGGACTCATAGAGCCCTTCGACGTCGGCCTGCAGCGAGGCCTGCACGTCCTTGGGCAGCGGCTCGTAGGGGTTGCCGTCGACCTTGTGCGCGCCGGCGAAGATGTGCGTGACCTTGATGCCCTCGTTGGCCAGGGCGCGCGAAAGGTCCACATGCCGCATCACGACGCCCACGCTGCCCACGTAGCCGGTGGCCGACACGGCGAACTGCTCGAAGGCGCTGCCGGCCAGGTAGGCCGCCGAGGCAGCCAGGTCGTCCGCGATCGCCCACATGGGCTTCTTGCCGCGCAGCGCAGCGATGCGGTCGCCGTACTCGAAAGCGCCCGAGACCTGGCCGCCCGGCGAGTCGTAGATCTGCAGGACGGCGTGCACCTCGGGGTCGGCAACGGCCGCCTCGAGCTGCTCGGCCAAGCGGTTGTAGCCGACGAAGTAGGTCGAGTCGGCCATGTTGAACTGCTCGCGGTGCACGAGGGCACCGCTGGCGAAGATCACGGCCACGCCATCGGTCACCGTGTAGCCGGCGTCGCTGCGCTGGCCGCGGCGCGTGCTGAACATCTCCGCTGGCAGCTCGAGCTCGAGGGCCGGCACATCGCGCTCGACACGCTCGCCGAGAAGACGCCCGCCGAGCCCGGCGATGATGGCGTCGAGCTTCTGCGGGTGGACCAGCAGAGGCACGTTGAAGATCTGCGCCGCGAGGTGCGGGTACTTCATGCGGTCTCCTTCTTCGGCTGGGCCGCGTCGTCGTCGTCTTTGCCCGATGACTCGGCCGCCGCCGCGCCGGCCTTCGGCGCGGGCAGCATGTCGTCGGCCTTGAGGCGGTCGTGCTCGGCCTTCTTGGTGTCGTAGGTCTCGTTCCAGTCCGTGCCGAAGAGCTCCCACTCGGCGCGCTCGCGCGAGCAGAGCCGGTTGTCGACTGCGTCGACGAAGGCCTTGACCTCGTCCTTCGGGTTGATCGAGCCCTGGCTGTCGCCGGTCCACATGGCGCGCGTGTAGGCCCAGCGGACCAGCGGGTCTGAGAAGAAGCCCGGCGCAGGAACGCGTCCGATGGACACGGCCTCGGCCAGCAGCGTCTCGTACACCGGCTGGCAGTAGGTGCGCACGACGATCGTGGTGCGCATACCCATCAGGTGCTTCCACGCGTCCAGGAACGCGGCGCGCGCGGCGACGTAGCTGGTGCTGTACTTCTTCATCAGCATCTCGGAGCCGATGAAGGTGCCCGCGCCCAGCGCGTCGATCACCGCCTGGACGAAGCGCTCGAAGTTCGGGTTCGGGCGGCCGGGGTTGAAGCTGTCGAACTTCTCGCCGGGCAGCAGCCCGACGATGCTGCCCGACTTGAGCTTGATCGCCGTCGGATCGGTGCCAGCGGCGCTGGATGCACTGCCTTCGCCTTCCACGGCGTTTGCGATCGGGTCGGGCGCGCCGGTCGGCGTCTCGCTGATCAGTGCGATGCTGGCGGCAGCCACGGCGGCCTTGATCTCCGCGTCGCTGTAGGTGTCCAGGTCCTGGAAGAGCGCAATGACCGGCGCCAGGTAAGGCACGCCGCGCGGCGCCTCGGGGCGCAGCTGCTTGAAGTGGTGCAGCACGATGCGCCGGCCCGACTTGGCACCGACGCGCGGGTACCACTTGCCCTCGAACTTGCCGCCAGCGCCGAACAGGCTGCCGGGGTGGCGGTCATAGATGAAGTAGTCGTCGTGGCGGCCACCCGGGCCCAGGCGCACGCCGCCGGCCATCGTGGCACTGTCCTGGCGGCCACCCTCGTTGCCGCAGCGGTCGGCCTCGAGCGTCTGCAGGCGCAGCGCGTAGGGCATCGTCGAGCTGCGCTCGCCGTCAGGCATGAGCGTGAAGCAGTCTCCGCTCTCCAGGGCGGCACGCAGCGTCAGGTCCTGCTTGTCGTAGAAGTTCTGGACGCCGGTAAGGTCGCACTCCGGGCTGTCGGCCCAGAGGCTGAACTCGGCGCGCACGAGCATGGACCACTCGCGCGCCTGTTGCTCGCTCCAGCCCAGGATGTCGCGGCGAGGCTGCGGCGTCAGCGCCAGGCCCGTGCCGACCGCGCGCGTGACGTTGGTGTTGATCGCGCTAGCGGCGATGCCATTGCTGCGCACGAGCTCGCGCGAATCGTCGCGCTGGTCGATCAGGTTCCACGCTTGGTCGGTGGCGGCATCGGCACCACCCAGCAGACGCCGGCGCGGGCGGTTGCCGGAGCGCGTGGAGCTTTCGCTGAGCATGCCGATCGCGGCGCGCGCCTGCAGGCGTCGCGCGGCGCGCGCGGGGTCGACGTAGCCGATGGCACGGTCGAGCAGGTTGGGCGTGACGACGGTGCGCTTCATCAGCGGCAGCTCCGCGCTGTGTAGACGCGACGCGCACCGGCCGCGCCGCCGCCCAGCGCGGCGATCTCGGCATCGATCTGCGCGATGGCTGCACGGACCTCGGACAGATCCGCGCGGCGCAAGCGGCGGTTGATCACGCCATCGGCGATCACGTACTCCTGGCCGGTGAGGATCTTCGCCTCGGCGGCCAGGTAGAGCGCCTTGCGCTCGGTCAGCTCGGCGAGCGTGGCCATGCTCAGGTGCTCCCTTCGCGCACGTACTGCGCCAGCGCTTCGTCGAAGCGACGCGGGAAGCTGCGCTCGGCCTCGTAGGCGGCCGCGTCCCAGAACGCGAAGCGCGCTTCGTAGCTGACGCGGTCGACGAAGATGAACACCGCACGCGGCCGCGGCGATGGCGCGCCCGTCAGGCGACGCGACGCGACCTGGCGTTGGTAGATGCCTGGGCGCAGGCCGCCACGCGGCGCCGGCCCGACGGCGAAGTACTGGCCACCGGCGCGGCGGAAGGCCGCGGCGCGCTTGCGAGCGGCTTCAGCGCGCGTGAGGCGCCGGTCGTCGTTCTCGTTGAAGCCGTCGCGGCGCACCAGGTTGCGCGACACCGACTCGGCGCCGGTGAAGGCCCGCAGCTGGCTGAGGATCTGCACGATCTGGCCGCGGCTGACGTTGCCGTAGGCGT